GGTATAAGCTATAGTTGAGTTGCCGCCGACAAAAGAATAAACCCATACGTTTCCAGAAATGTTGACGATTGTAGCTATGCCATAAAGCAAGTCGCTTGCTGTTGGTGATTGTGACAATCCAAATCCAGTGGTGAATAAATCAGGGTCTGGAGTTGCTCTTACTTCTGTCGCGCTACCTAAGTAGTCAGTTATTTCAAATCCACCAGAATCTCCAAGTTGAAGAATAACAGGACTAGTTCCATTTGTGCTAACCCCAGATAACATTACTGTAATCCGCTTAACTGTTGATGGTATAGATGTAAAATCAACAGTTGTTCCACTAGTTGTAGCAACTGCCGTTCCTCTTGTAATTACTGCTGCAAACTTAGTGTCAGTATAGGCCTTGATGCTTTGCTGAGTGGCTAATGAAGTGGCACTGTCGCTTGCCATGTTGTCCTCATCAAGAATAGAAACCTCTGCTACAACACCGAGAGAACCAGAAACATTTCCTAATGCTTTCATGTTGGCTACATATTGTATCTTAGAATATGTGACTCCCGTATTGGCACTTGATGAAGATGCTATTGCATTAGTTGTAACTGAATTAACGCCCATTTCATTAGACGTAATACCAGATGTAGCTACTTTTAACTTGCCAGCGGTCAACGCAAGAGTTCCTCCTGACAACGCATCGCTTGTAAATAGCGTTTGGTCGATGATGTTGTTCATCAACGTGCTGGTAATAACCTCGTTTGTTGCGAAGGTGTGCGTTGTTTCTACTACTCCAGGCATATTATTTCTGTGATATGATTTGTCGGTTTGTTACAGACCCTGTAACTTTTATGGATGTGATCTTAGGTGAGCCGATTGTCCGTGTCAAGGTTAGCGTTCCTAGATAGCCTCTAATGCCACCAAGACGGAAGCGGATATTACCTGTTTCGTCTTCGTTGGTAGATCCTGTGCCAAGCACTACACCGTCAAGGAACATAGTTGTTGTTCCGATGCTCTGACTATTGTCTGGATCTTCTGCGGCAAAGGAAATATCATACTCACCTAACCCACCATCGACACATTGCATAGTAACTTGCCCATCTGTAAAGCGTTTACGGTCAAGATTGCCTAGCGCATACCCCCTAGTTGTCAAAGATGACTCGATAGGAAAGCTAGTTATTGAGCCAGCGGACACTAAACTGTCATTGGATGTCTCAACGGCCTCTAATTCATGCACTCCACCTAGCGATGTTACGGCATAAATGCTATTTCGCTCAGCAGCACTGCCAATAATTATGTTTTTAATGATAAAGTCACCAGCATCAAACGTGTCTATAGACTCCCATCCTTTGTTCAGGAAATTGAAGATTAAGATTGTGTTATTTCCAACAGCATCATTAGCTCCTGCAATAGAATCCAACGCAACAGCAAGGTAATATCGGTTATTGAACAGAGTTCCAACCGCCTCGGCAGCTAGATTCTTGTTGATTCTGTCAATATACGGCTGAATGTTCTTAGAAATAGGTTCATCTGCACCGCGAAGGTTGTAGTCATTTAAGAACTCAACAGCATACACACCTTCATCCGAAAGAAAAAACATAGCATTGCCTTTCATAACAACGCTTTTTTTAGCCAAGCACCCTACTTCGGTAGTCAACGCAGTTACACGGGTGTCATTTAAGCTTCCAGTAGTGCCGCTAATAAGGTGCAAGCTATTGCGATTAAGAACAACTAGCTTGTCGTCGTAAAACCCTTGCATTGCTACAAGATAATCTGTTGTGCCACCAGTAATTCGGAACTGATTGGCAATCTGGTCAAACGTGTGGCTATCTAAAATATCTGATACAGCAATCTCATCTGTGATGTTTCGATTCGTATAAGTAGGAGAACTAAATGTTCCAGCAGGATCGTAGTAAAACGGAACCCATAATCTGCGTTGAAAGTAAATACCCCATGGTGGGGCAGGTTGATGGATGAATCCTGCTCCAACGCTAAATGGTCCACCTACTTGGATGTTGTTTCCGCCAATAGTATTCAAGTCACCTACTGGCGCAATAAACTCAATCAATGTGGTTGTGGCATTTTTTACCTCAAACGACTTGCCAGAAATACCGCTGAACGTAGGTTCTGTTGTTTCATAAACAGTGACCGTGTCTCCAGTAGCAAGTGTTGTGTTGCCTGATACAACCAAACTCACCACACCAGATACTACGTCTACATTGCCTCCAGTCACCGTGAACACCTGTGGTTGCGTGTAAGCACCTCCAGGCACAAGCGTGAACCCAGCTTTCAACACACCAGCAGTAACACCAAATGTTGCAGCTGCTACTTGTGTCGATGTAAAGGTGTATGTAAATACATCCTTATCCGTAACGGAAAGAACAACAAATGTTCCATTAGCAGGGGTTGTTCCTCCAGTTAAACCGCTAACAATAATGGTATCATTTACGGTTAATCCGTGATCTTCAACCCGCATGGTTACTGTTGTAGAAGGCGCAATTGGTTGGCTTGCACTCTCAATCTGCCGACCATTGGGAAACCACTCAAACGCTTGCGACCCACCACGGAACAAGAACACGCGATCAAACGCTTGTATCATGTCGGTGTCGCTAGTAACGGATTGACCTGCAGGATACTTAATATCCTGCGTGGTGTATTCACTTTGATCGCTGAGGGTAACTAAGATAGCCTTAGTATCCAACGCCAGAACGATGCTCTCTGTATTACTTGAGTTTGGATCACTAAACAAGCAAGATGCTCGGACGTTGACGTTAGCGGCATCGTTAATCGGAGTTGTGGACAATGTGCCAGTCTGGTCGCTGATGGATGTTAATCCAGCTACGGAATATGTCACCGTATTAGCACTAGCTACGGTCAACGTAAAGTCACCATTCATCTCAACATTGCCGACAAGTCCAGTAATCCTTCCTAGTGCCGTGCCAGTCAACCCGTGACCTGTAATCGTAATCGTAACCACACCAGCAGCTACACTAGCAGCAGTGATGTTCTTAGCTACGTCAATCAGAAAGAACGGCAACTGTAACGGACTGCCACCACTCGTCAACGATCCTGTCCTTGCGACAATACCCCTACGTGGCTTCCAGTATCCTTCCATCCTGCCATTCAACGACTCACGCACCTCACCAACTTCTAGCTGGTTCAACTGCAATCGCTGATTCACACTAAGAAACCCACCATCCCCATCCGAGGATTGCGCTTCGTCCATCGCACTACCACTCTGTGCAAACTGACTCATTATACGTAATAGGCAATAACGGAACCACTAGTAACGGTAATTTCTGTAATCATGCCACCAATGCCAATACCAGCAGGAATCGTAACGCCCCCCAAAGTGTCTATCTCTTCAATATTGCTTGCAACTATATTAGATAACACAGTGTCTGTAATAAATTGCAACCAACGGAATTTACCAGTGATTGCTCCATTTGCGCTAGTGATTAGGATACCACCACCTTGTCCTTGTAAATCGTAGCTAATAGGGCTGCTCATGCGCGTGTTTTATCATTTTGGAAGGATTTGTCAAGTTCCCATTTAGCCATTTTTTCGGAGGGTGGGAAACCAATAGCTATAGCCGTAGCACACGCGCACGCGACCCCCGCCCCCCCTATCGCACAATACTTGCAATAGCAAACAACTTGCATGAAACACCCGTATGAAACGCTTGTTCGACACCGCCGGAACAGCCGGAACAGCAGCACCGGAACAACCGGAACAGCAGCACAGCACCTGGATGAAACAAACGCTTGATTACTAGCACGACAGCACCGGAGCAGCACCGCCGGAACTCCGCATAAATCATTCGCATGAAACGCTCGCTTAAAACACCCGCATGCACTGCCGGCGCACCCGCATGAAACGCTCGCTTGAATGACCAGAACGACAGCACCGGAGCATCCGCACGACAGCACGCTCACACCCGATGGCATGCCGGCGCATCATGTCGGAAAAATTATTTGCTTGACATCTTTTTTGGTTTTGGTATAATCAGTTCATTACTGGTTGATATTGACTGTATCATGCTCATGCCTGGTGATTGATTGCCTGGTGATTGCGATTGTTGAT